ATACAGCAGCAAAAGAAAGTGTTATCTCTGAATGGGACCGTATACAGTTAGAGGATGCGTTATCGACATTAACGGATAGGGAAAAGGAAATATATGTAATGTCTAGAGGACATGGTTTCACAATGGAAAAGATATCCAATTATTTAAAGATAAAAAAAACTACTGTTCAAAATCATTTAGAAAGAGCTGATAAAAAGATTGGAAAAAGAATAAACGAAAGTCTCTTCTGCATGTTTTAATTTTTTTATGTGAAAATTGTCGAAATTTGTGGTACAAATGCCCCCTATATATGAAAGGTTACCGAGACCTATTCCGATGGTATCTGTTTTAGGTGACCCCGTGTTTACTGTAAATAGATTCTATAGGAACGATTTTTTTCAATACACAATGTACGGTGGGATGTTGAGAATCTCATTATTACAAATAATTTAATAAATGGGGTGATTATCATGTAGTAAGAATTGAAATGAATGCACCACCTATTTAAAAGGCGTCGGAAGAAGTGCAAGCGTCTTGATATAAATCCTTTATAATTCGATATCGGTCAGCGAAGGCCATACAGCAGCCGAAGTATTGACCTTGCCTATTCAGAGGGAGGACTATTCTTAGTCTTCTCTCAGTCACTGAACGTAAAGCGCGTAGCTAATAATACGAAAATGCAGTGGCTGAGAGAATGTTAAGAGTGATCTTGACATTCGATTCACTTAGACATATCCCCTATGTTCGAACGTGAATTTCTCCCATCCCCTTTAATATTTTTTATAAGCCGTAAAGGAGCCGTCACTTAGTAGTGGCGGTTTCTTATTTAAAAAGTGAACTGTAGCATCTGAAGAGGTGCTTTTTCTTTGTTGTATAGAAATTACACAATTAGACAAATTGGACACCTAAAAAGGAGAGGGTCAGGAAATGTTTGATAAACTTAAAGATTCCATCTGTTGGGCTATCGTTTGTATCGGATTGTGGATTGAAGGATTCAGGAGATAATCTTAACCAATCAAACAGAATGGTCTATGGGGAATATTGATCGTGTCAGAAAAGTAATCTCATGGGCGAATAATGAAATATAGATAGGAGCGGAATCATGAACGATAATGTTACGTTTACTATGGCGATGAATGGTACGAGTCAAGATGCGACTACATATGTCAATGGTATTACAACTGTTGCGATTTACCTATTAGCTAATACAGATGAAAAAGTAATTAATAATTTATTATCTCAAGTTGGTGAAGGAGAGAAAATATTTATTAAAACTTCATTGGCAGGGATACAGCAACATTTAAATGAAAAATAGTGTCTCAAAAACATTTGATTATGGTACATGGAATACTTTGGTTTTAAACCCTATTAAATCAGCGAAATAAATTCTCAAAACCATGTCTCGAAAACAATTGAATTTGAGACAGGGAATTGATACAATATAACCATCAAATATAAAAGGATGATGGTGCATGATATTCGGATATGCTAGGGTTTCAACAAAAAAACAAAGTTTAGATATGCAATTAGATGAATTGAAGCGTTATGGATGCGAAGAAATTGTAACAGAAAAAGAAAGTGGTACTAAGAAAGACAGAAAAGAATTACAGCTGCTTCTTAGTAAATTACGTAAAGGTGACAAGTTAGTTGTTTACAAGTTAGACAGATTAGGCAGAACCATGCACCAATTAGCTAATTTATTGCAGGAATTTAATGAAAAAGGAATAAATTTTGTATCTATTAAAGATGGTATTGATACATCTACAACAATGGGACAATTTTTATTTCATATATTCGGTGCTGTGGCTGAAATGGAACGGGCAGTAATTAATGAGCGTGTTGTTAGTGGTGTTGCTGCAGCAAAGGCTAGAGGAAGAGAAGGTGGCAGAAAAAAGGCGCATACTCCACAACAAATTGAGGGTATGATGGAAATGCTATCTTCTGGAAAAACTAAAAAAGAAGTTTGTGAAATGTTTGATGTAGCTAGGGCGACTTTATACCGTTACATAAAAGAATATGAGGCAAATACTAAACAATTAAAGTAGCAAACATGCTGCTTTTTTATTTTATTAAGAGATTATCGTGAGGTGGTGGTTATGGCCAAAGGGAAAGTGCAAGCATGGCTGACAAAAGAAGGGTTACTAAAAATTGAAGGTTGGGCACGTGATGGTCTTGTAGATGAACAAATTGCAAAGAACATTGGTATAAGTCGTGCAACCCTTAGTAACTGGAAAAATAAACACCCACTAATTACAAGAGCGTTAGCAAGAGGTAAAGAGGTAGTTGATCGTGAGGTTGAAAACGCGCTTTTAAAACGTGCGCTCGGATACACATATGAAGAAGTAACTGTATTACGTCAAGAAGTTGAAGAAGGTGTATTTGAAAGCGTTGAAGCGAAGCGTGTTAAGAGGCAGGTACCACCAGATACAACTGCACTTATCTTTTGGTTGAAAAATAGAAAGCCGGATATATGGCGTGACCGTAAAGAATTTGATCATAGCGGTGAAATGAAGCAAACAATAGAACAAAAAGCAGATTTAACAAAATTATCGGTGGAGGAGCTGAAACAAGTTGAAAAACTCCTTAAAAAATCTACCGACTCTGGATGATGTTAGAAAAGAACTTGCCCGTCGTTCATTTGCTGAGTATGTGGAATATGTTCATTTTGGTAATTATCGACATTTTAGGCATACCAGATTAATATGTGACACACTGCAGCGTATTGCAGATGGGGAGCAATTATATGTATTGATTGAGATGCCACCACGGCACGGTAAATCAATGACTACGACGGAATCATTCCCGTCTTTTTTTATTGGTAAAAATCCAGAAAAACGTGTAATTGCTGCTTCGTATTCAGATAATCTTGCTCGTAAGTTCGGACGTTTGAACAAACAAAAGATAGAAAACTTTGGTCAAGAATTGTTTGGGTATAGATTATCAGATGATAATGCAGCAAAAAATGACTGGTCACTACAAGATCATAAAGGCGGAATGATTGCAACTGGTATTGGCGGTTCTATTACCGGACAAGGTGCAGATTTACTTATTATAGATGACCCGTTTAAAAATGCAGAAGAGGCGAACTCTCCTACTATTCGTGAGAAGGTATGGGACGAGTGGGAATCTACACTTTCTACACGTCTGCATAAAGGGGCTTCTGTTATCGTTATTATGACGCGGTGGCATGAAGACGATATTATTGGTCGTTTATTAGAGAGAAGCCCTCACGATTGGATTAGACTTCGTTTACCTGCTATTGCAGAAGATGAAGACGATCTACTTGGTCGTAAAATCGGCGAACCTTTATGTCCAGAACTTGGGTATGATGCAGAATGGGCAAAGAATAAGAAGATTGAAGTTGGGACTCGTACATGGTCCTCACTATTTCAACAAAGACCAAGCCCAGGAGAAGGTGCAATCTTTAAACGACCATGGTTTGTTAAGTTTTATACAGTAATTCCCTCTGATATAAGTGAACAAATGCAGTCATGGGATTGTACTTTTAAAGATACAGAATCAAGTGACTTTGTTGTTGGACAAGTGTGGGGGAAACGAGGTGCTGATAAGTATTTATTGGACCAGGTAAGAGACAGGATGGACTTTCCTGCTACATTACGTGCAATAAGATCATTAACAGCAAAGTGGCCGCGTGCAGGTGTTAAGTTAATAGAAGATAAGGCAAACGGTTCTGCTGTTATACAAACGTTACAAAGGGAAATACCTGGCATTATAGGTGTAAATCCAGAGGGCGGAAAAATAGCAAGGGCACAAGCTGCAGCACCTCAATTTGAAGCAGGGAATGTATATTTACCAGATCCATCTATCGCGCCATGGATACATGATTTTATTGAAGAGTTTATTGTGTTCCCATCCGGTAAAAATGATGACCAGGTTGATGGAGCGTCACAAGCATTAAACAGATGGAATATACCACAGGAAATGAACTACGTTGTTTCTCCTGTAATAGCAGGAATTAAGAGGGGGTGATTACTATAGGTATCCGGGATTGGTTCTCGAGTAAGAAAAACAGAAAGAATGATGAATTAAGATCAAATGTTTCTGCAGCTGTTCGTTCTTCTTTTAAAGGATTACAGGGTGGTAAGCAAACGCAAAATAAATGGGAACGTCAATTTATGTGGTATGACGGTCCAATAAAACGCTCTGAGTATCGTACAAAAGATATTATGGAAAGTCTTCGTATGATACGTGATATTGACCCAGATGCAAGCATGGCGATATGGAACTTCATTCGATTAGGTAATAGTGGCCATGAATTAGAATGTTTAAAACCTACTGGTAAACCTGATAAACAAGCACAAGAACTCCTTAATGATATTGCCAAACGAGTAGGGAAAATGTATGGAGGCGGTACAGATCAGCTGATAGGTGTATTATTCCTTACTGCTA